GCATTATATGATCAAGACCGTATGAAGGCGCTAGAGGAGGCCCTGAGACAATGAAAATATTGCTTCTGCCGGACAATATGAATAACTGGGCGATACATAACAAGGCCCTCGCTATCCAGAAGTTTCTTCCGGAATATGAATATGATATCCAACCAGCATTTGGCAATAGAGATTGTCTTGTTAATGAGGAGAAATTCGATGTAGTTCACTTCCTCATCACAGCCGGTCTAACTCCAGATTTCTATGATTATATCATGTCTCATAAAAATAAAGTTGCGATAACCATAGTCAACGAGAGGTCTTTGTTATATGGGCATCTCGGAAACCCAGAACAGTTAGACAAGATATTCAGAGAGTGCCCCTACGTTAACTCTTTGACTCCTATGATCGCTGAAAAATACAATATGCCTTACGTGAGGAACGGTATTGACAGGGATAAGTTCTTTAAGTTTAAGAAGCCGGTGATAGGATTCGCAGGGGCGGAATATATGGCATCAAAGAATGTGGGACTTCTGGAAATGGTGTGCAAGGATTTAGGTCTGGAATTGAGATTGACCGGGTATATTTCTGCCCTGAATACCGGAGAGATAGAACATGAGAAAATGCAGGACTTCTACCTGGGTTTGGACGTCTACGTGCATCCTTCGACCACAGAAGGCTTTAATAATACAATTATCGAAGCGTTATCTTGTAACATCCCGGTATTGATGACGCGCGCGGGGGCGTGGAGAGAATTCGAAGGATGGGTTGAGTTTATCGAGCCTACGGTTGAGGATATAAAGTTTAAACTCCAGAAATATCTGGGACGTCGATTAATTGAACAGAGTTTCCTCTGGGAGCAGGTTATGCCAGAGTATAAAAAAATGTATGAGGCAATGAGAAATGCTCGTCCTTATAGAACAAACTAATCATTGTGATTTGCAGTGCGTATCCTGCCCTAATAGGCTTAATCAGAGGCCCAGGGGAATCATGTCGGCCGCTAATTTCAGGCGCATAGTGGATCAGATTAATCATCTTAAAGATGAACGTGTGGCATTGCATGGGTTCGGCGAACCATTACTCAGTTCTTATCTTTGGGAGAATTTAAAATATCTCGATTCTCGCGGATTCACGAAAGTTGACCTGACGTCTAACGGGATGTCCTGGATTGATAGTGATTTTAAGAAAATTACGGAATTCAAATGCATATCTTGGGTGAGGATATCGTTAAATTCATCTTCAAAGGAAGTCATGGAAAAGATAAATGGAGGGGCTGACTTTGAGAAGGTGATTAATACCATAAGGAAACTTATTACTATAAAACCGAGATTCAAACTTCATGTTCAGTTGATGCAGTGCGATTTAACTTCTGGAGAAAGCCAAAAGGATTTCGAGAAATTAATCGGCAGTGAAGATTTTATATTTACTACAAAACCGATGCATGATTTCTATGGGCAGGTCAAAGATGGATTATCAGATAAGAGGAGCGTAGATTGTGAACAAGTTTTTGGTGCGCTCCCGATGATGCATTGGGATGGCGATTTGGTAGGGTGTTGTGGAGATGATACTAAGAGCCAGGTTTACGGAAACGCATTAAGAGACGGGATATTCAGTGAAAAAACCTTAATAAAAAGAAAGTTATTATCTGAGGCGCTTAAGATCAGAAATTATTCAGAATTGCCATTATGCCAAATCTGCGTCCAGAGGAGTAATTGATGGAAGATAAAATAACATATTGGGGAATCGGAGTTTGCCATCTATGCGGTCAAGAAAATAATTCCATCGCCAAGGAAGATTGGTATTTATGCTCTAGATGCGGAACACAGTTTAGAAGCCTGGTTAATCCGTTATTTTATTCTAAAGTCGCTGAATCAAAAGATGAATTTAATAGCAGGATTTGCAGCCCCGTAAGAATCGCCGAAGTAAACGAGATTATAAAACGATTAGGAGATACCGAAGGAAAATCGATTATAGATATCGGTTGCGGCATGGGTTGGATCAGTGAATTATTATATAGACAGGGTGGATTCGGCAGAGTTTGCTGTACCGATTTGCCCAATAGAGATATACAAATCGAGAATAATAACATTGAAATATTCTATGATGATTCCGAAACTAACGGGATACCTGATAAATACAAAGGACAATTTGACTATTGTTTGGTTTATGATGTTATCGAGCATGTCAAATACCCCAGGAAGTGGTTCAATACATTGAGGCCGTTACTAAAAGAGAATGGCGTTATATTCGGTAGTTATATAGTACCGAGAGAATCTTTGCCGTTGTCGGAATGGAGATTTTCTACAAAGGAAGGAATTAGCAACATAGTAGATGGATTCCAGGTCATCTCAATTGACAATGGAAGGTTCCATTTAAAGGTATAACTATGCCTGATAGCTTAGAGAGACAGAAGTATCACGAGTGGTTGGAGAAGTTTAAGGCCTATTTGACTTCGGGGTGTCTTATTTACGACATAGGTAAATCGGCAAAATACGATTATGCCGATACGTTTAAGGAATATAACTATAAGACTATAGATAAAGATATAAATAAAAATCCCGATATCGTTGCAGATATGGAGATATTAATTGAAACCTATAAAATAGATAACGCAGATGCATTTATCTGTAATGGTGTGGTCGAGCAATGCGAAAATCCTTATCAGTTGTTTAAGGTTCTATTCGAATTACTTAAGCCGGGCGGATACGCTTTAATAGGCACAGTCTTGACCGGCTTCCCTGTTTACGATAACGACAGGGTAAGATTCACAGTCGTGGGAATAAAGAAGGTTCTGAAGAAGCGCCAGTTAATCGATAGCGAAGTCATTTATAGAGCAGGCGTTACGGATCCGACTTATATGTATTTAATCGTAAAGAAGGAGAACTAATATGTCACTAACCTTAGGAACTAATACTTGGATTACGCTGGCGAATGCAGAACTATACATGGCCACAAGGCTGGGGGCCTCGACATTTTGGCATACCGCCATAGCGAAAGAAGCGGCGCTGGTTACGGCTTATAACATGCTGGTGAATTGCGGATTATTCGAGATACCTTCTGAAGTTTCAGCCAATATGGAGCAGGCGCAATGCGAGATGGCGTTATTCCTTTTGCAACACGGAGCCGATATGGATGCGCGCATGGGCCTGCAGGCGCAGGGTGTGAGCCAGGCTGGCATTGTACAGGAGACTTATGGCAAGGAAGTTGAAGGAATTCCTTTACCGCCTATCGTGAAGCAATTACTTAAGGAATACTTAATAGATTCTGATATACAAATAATCGCAATTGAACGCGACGAAAACGAAGAGGTCTCATGAATCCTAAGGTAGCCAAAAAAGTGAGGCGTGAAGTAAAGAAGTTAGAGCAGAAGATTGCTTCGGAGTTCAAGGATTGGACAAGATCATTAGGGTGGATAGATAGATTTAAACTGGGATGGAATATTTTCTTTAAAAGGAAGTGGTAAATGCCTACGCCTACAAAGGAAGAACTTAAGAGTAATGACCGGGATGGCTATATCGGCCGGTGCATAGCGGTCAGGGAAAGCGAAGGGAATAAGGACAGGACGCAGAATGTGGCAATCTGCATGGATATGTGGCAGAGAGCAAAGGATAAAGAATAATGCCATTTCGTGAATTATCTCCTTTAGTCAAAGAAATGTATCTGCGCCAACAGATTGATGAGTTGCGTAAAATCTACAGCGCAGCGCAGAAGAGCCTTGTTGCGCAGTTGAAGAACATAGACCTTACTGACTTCCAAATGTCTAGGGCACAGCTTTTGCTTAAGCAAGTAGATGTCATAGTCGCCCAGTTGAATAATGGAGTCTATAAATGGGCGAAGGACGCGCTACCATACGCCTATGAGCAGGGCATAGATTTAGCGGCAGAGAGGCTCAGGGCCCTTAATATAACAAGGTTTGTGGCTTATGACGCTCAGATACACACTGCGGCTGTAAATACCCTTATCCAGAGCGTATCCACAGAGTTAATCATGGCCAATGAGGGGATGAAGAAGTTCTTTAACCGGGTGATCACCCAGACTCAGCAAACTCTGCTACAGGATAAAGAGATTAGCAGAATGATAGCCGAGGGGCTTATCCAGGGCGAGACGCGCAGGACGGTGTCGGATAAGATACTCCAAGGATTAAGGACTCAGTTAGGTGAGGAGAGATTTTTGGTGATAAATGGGAGAAACTATCAACCGGCCAAGTATGCTGAGCTACTCGCCCGGACACGCACGCGCGAGGCTACGTCGCATGGTACGATAAATACGGCGCTTAGGTATGGAGTTGATTTACTCCAGTGGGATTCACACGCTGAGATATGCGAGTACTGCGCACAATTTGCCGGCAGGGTATATTCGATAAGCGGATCCAATGATAATTTTCCGCAGTTAACGGAAATGCCACCATTACATCCTAATTGCCGATGCGTGGTCGTGCCTATCACGACAGAGAATTTGCAGAGTCGTGGATATATGGACGAAATAGTAAAACTCAGTAATTCGCCGAGCACTGTAGTTGATAGTTTTAGTCGGTTTGAGCAGATTATGGCGGAGATATAAAATGCTAAATGCCTACATGACGGATGACATTACGATACAGAGAATAGCCTATGGCACATGGGGGACTTCTATACCTACTAATGTAACGACTAAAGGCAGGTTCGAGTTTAAGACTAAGCTCGTCCGCAATCAGTCCGGAGAAGAAGTTGTATCTAGCGCTAATGTCATGTTGTCGGTGATGATATTGGGGCATCAGGATAAAGTGGTATATGATAGCAAGACGTATTCGATATTGACTATTGAGCTTAAGAAAGATTTTAGCAATAGATACCTGCTAATTTATTTGGCATGATACATGTATACCCAGTTAATGATTGGATTGAGCACGACATAAATAGCACGATGTGTATTTGCGAGCCGAAAATTGATTGGAATTTGGGAGTGGTAGTTCATAATTCTGCCGACGGCAGGGAACTTAAAGAAAATGATAAACCTATACCGCATATTGGAAGTTGAAAATTTTGCACCGATGGATGTTGTTAAACGTTCATACCGTAGATTGGTCATGCTGCATCATCCGGACAGGGGAGGCAATGCCGAGATAATGAAGCAGATTAACAGTGCTTACGATGACCTGAAAAGGTATAAGGCCCTATATGACGCAAAATTGAAAGAATATTTAGAACCTGCGCCCATGTCAACATTTACGGTAGTTATGGCAGGAAATTGGTCAAGTAGGATAAATTCAGCGGAATATTATGGAAATAGTTTTTGATTCATCAGATTTTGAGAAGAAATTCGGCAAGATAATTAAGACCGCTATTCCGTCTTTGGTCGAGAAGGGACTGGGTAGAGCGATGCTCGACTTGATGAACGATTGCGTGATGGAGGTGCCAACTGTGCCTCTTAAAGAAGGCTGGTTGCGCGGATCCGCCAGTGTCTTCGTCCAGAATAAGTTTATGGCCGATAGCACAGGCCTTCCGATGGCTAAGGCCGGCAAGGCAATCAGATCCTACGTAGAGAATATCGTGGCCGGTAGATTCGTGGGGTTGATAGGATTCAACACGCCTTACGCGGCCAAGATGCACGAAGGGGTTGATTTCCACTTTTCAGAGCCATCTTCCGGACCGAAATACCTGGAGAGTAAGATGGTTTCCAAAAGAGGGACATACCTTTTAGTTATCGCAAACACGATTAAGGAGGGTGCAGAATGACCGAGATAGAGATTATTATAGATGGTAAAAAAGAAAAAATGACTTTGGAAAAATTCTTTGAGAGTTACTGGGGACTATTCAGAAATCAAGTTTTAAAGGTTATTGAGGATGAATTGATGAAAGACGGAAAGATTAGAAATTTAATAAGGAATAAATGTTAAAGCAAATCACTCAATACATCAAAAATCAAACCACCGGCTTCACCATAGGCATAAACCTATTCGCTGCTTTTGCACCTTCGACAGCGCAAGATGACGTGGTCATTATACGCGAGACCGGAGGGGCGCCTAATTTCTATCTAATGGACCAGGTAGAAAAGAGCATCCAGGTTTTGTCCAGGGCAACTGACTATTGGGTTGCTAGGGCGAACGCAATGAAGGTTTTTGTTGTCCTGCATGGCATTGCAGGAATAACTCTGCCGGTAATTGACGCTGAGGCATACTACGTAAATACCGCCGAAGCAATAACGGCCCCTCAGAGTTTGGATAAGGATGAGAAGGGGCTTTTTAATATAAGTACAAATTACATAATACGTATTCAAAACGTATAAAAAAGGAGGAGTAAGATGATTAAGGATTTAGGACCGTGTAAAGTGCTTTACAACAATGTTGACTTAGGTTCGACTCTCGGGGGCGTGAAATTCAAATACACCGAAGAGAGCAAGCCGGTCAATGAGGATCAGAAAGGCGTAACAAACGTAGATGAGATCAAAGTCGGAGTTTCCGCCTGCGAAGTTGAGATACCGATGACCCGTTCTACGCTGGCTCAGTTATCCAAGGTAATTGGCGGTTCTTCTTATTCAGGAGTTAAGTTGAATGCCAATAATCAGGTGGGCGTTTCTATGTATGATAACGCGCAGTTGCTCATACTGAAGCCGATGGTTAACAATGTAGCTTCTACTACTGCGGCAGACTGGCTGAATATTCCGAAGGCTTATCCGAAGGTTGACTTTGAGATTGCTTTTGATAACGCCGGTCAAAGGGTATATAAAGTTACGTTTAAAGGATTCCCGGATGCTACATCGGGGTTGATCTGGTTCATGGGGGCGTAAGTTTCACTTACCTTTTAATTAACAAGGAGGAATGATGTCAACACTAAAAAAAGAAGACGTTAAGCAACTCTCTGAGCCGATTATCATCGAGGCCGGGATACTGGGAGACAAGGAATACAGGGTTGAAAAAGTAACCACTGACATCCTGGATGAAGTTAATAAACTCGCGCCTAAGGATCTACCTAAAGACCAGATTCCTATGGATACGCCTATCAAGCAACTTGCAACATTGCTTGGAGTTTCTGTAGACGAGATCAAAGGGAATGATCTGCGCATAATAGGCAAGGTCCTCAACTTCATCATGGAGGAAGTAACCAAGGGTCTTGACACAGTAAAAAACCCTTCGCAGGCAGAAGCATAACATTAGTCGTAATTGCTTCTGCCTTTCCAGGATTTAGTTACAGTAAACTCCTGAATCTCGACGTAAGAGACCTGGCTTTCTGGTATAGGCAGGCCCAAAAGAAGTTGATACAGGATCAAATTAAGGCTATCCAGGCCGCACGGTATGCAATGGCGAATGATAGTGCATATCAAGAAGTGATGACGGGGTTGCAGAGTCAGATCAATGCGCTGGAGTTCGGAGAGGAAAAAGTAGTGAAAGAAAACTGGAAAGAACTCAAGAAGATAGGAAAGGGGTAATGATGGAGGAGATAAATGTTTGATGCCGGATCCATAATTGGCCGTCTTGTATTGGATACATCTGGTTTTACTGCTTCAGCGACTCAAGCTACTAACAAAGTAGAGCAGATCGGTCAGAGTATAATCTCCACGACCCGTCAGTTGACGCGCGCTGCTTCCGCTTTAACATTTCTGGGTGCCAGTATAACAGCTCCTATAATTCTTGCCTTCAAGAGCGCGGAAAAATATTCCAATCCGGCTCGGATAGAAATACAAAAAATGAATAACGCTTTTATAGGTCTCAGAGTATCAATTGCTGAAAGTCTGCTTCCTGTAATGCACACATTCGGAAACGCGATTGCTGATTTAACCCAACGCTGGCAATCCTTATCTCCGCAGTTAAGAGAGAATATGTTAAGGACCGCGTTATTGACCGGGGTATTCCTTACCCTGGGGGGCGCAATAAGTATGGTTGCGCTGAAAATAGTAATGCTGACAGGGTATGTTATAAGGTTGACAGGAACATTTATGATTTTCGCAGTAGTCCATCCTTGGTTGTTACTCATATACGCCGCAATCGCAGGGATAGTTATAGCTATGTTTAAATGGAAAGCGGTCGGGGATATCGTTATGAATACAATCCAGATTCTCTGCGATGTGGCCTGGGCTGGATTAAATTCAGTTTTATTCGTTACAAATTCCATAGCGGCTGCCACTTTAGCAATTATCCCTGGATGTAAGAAATTATCAGAACAATATACTCAATTAGCAAATGATGCATTGAAACGAGTAGGTGATGCCGGAAAAAGCGTTTGGGATACTTTGGCGACTGGCCAGAGTAACGCTTCCAGAGGTTTTGACGATATGAAAACCCAAGCGCAGGTCTGGATAGATCTGTTTAAGAATTTAGGTAGCCAGGAAATAGGCGTGAAGAATTGGCAGTTAGCTTCCAAAACATTCGCCGAAGGATGGAGAGATGCAATAGATAAAACTATAACCGATTTAAGCAACTGGGGCGCTATGGCTGAAAGTATAGTCCAACAAGCATCCTCTTTTATGCAGTCCTCGATAAGTGGATTTTTGCTGAATATAAGGGATTATCTTGACGGGACTAAGAATATCTTTGTTGAGTTCGGTAATTTTATATTGAAGATAATCGCCGATGTTATTGCGCAATTAATTACACTATGGGTTATACAGAATATAGTAGGAATAGCCTCTAAAATTGGAGGATGGACTTCTTACGGCGGTGGTGCTTATGCTAGAACTACGGCAATCCCAGGTGGTGGAGGGGTAGGAACGACGCTTCCTGCTGGCAGTTATCAAGAGGGTATTGATTCTGTACCTTATACCGGAATATATCGCTTGCACGAAGGCGAGAAAGTCACGCCTAAATATGATGCAGGGAAATCAGATACGATTGAGTTAACGATACATAATCTCATCACTCCAGAAGCAATTGCTATGGCTATGTCTAGTAATGAAGGAGAAGGGGTAATAGTAAATGTTATAGATAGTAATTCGCTAAGGAGTGGCGGTAGCAGAAGAGCGATTAGGAGAAGATAATTATGGCAGACTTTACCCTTGCGCTTGAAAGTTCACAGGAAGTAAGAGACTACAACACAGAGGAGGAGATATTTGAAAATCAAGCAAGCGAGACACGCCTCATATCTGGAGGGAAGTTGATTGGGTTTCAGTGCAAGTCTCCCGTTTTGACCTATGCGAAGTTGCAAACATATATTACCTTTTATGATAGTAAGTATGGTTCTCTTATTATGTTCACATTTAATTCAAGAGTTGATAAGACAGACTACAACGTAAGGTTTGAGAAGGGAAGTTTCAAGGTTACGAATGAGGGCGGTTGTTTCCAGTGCGAGTTTTCGCTGAAGAGGGTGTTTTAAATGCCGATAGAGACCAATGATGCTTTTAGGAATGAGACACGGAAAAGGGCGACCCAACCGATTTTCCTCTATACTATCTACGACTACGATGGAGCAGGAAACAATAAGTATTTTGCCGCATACCATACGAATATAAAGTTTGGCGACGACGACCCGCAGATAGAGTATATCAAATTCCCGATTACCCACGACCAGATAACCGAAAATACCAAAGGAGAGATTGACACCGTAAAGGTTCAACTGTCTAATATAGCGCGTTATGTGGAATATTATTTGCAGAATTATGATTTAAGAGGGAAGAAGGTTTCAATCAAGATGGTGTTCTTTAATCTTCTGGACGACCCAGACGCATTCGTGGAATTCTCCAATTACATAGACAGTTACAGGTCAAATGTTAAGGACGTAGTTTTTAGTCTAGTGAGTAAGTTTGACATACTGGGAGTTACGATTCCGCTTAGAATGTTCATCAAGTCTCACTGCCAGTGGCTTTTTGCGTCTCCTGCTATTAGGGCTTTGGGAAAGGGTAGCGAATGTGGTTATACAGGCTCGGAAGAGACCTGCAATTTAACGAGGTCGAGATGCAGGGAATTGCTTAACCAGAGACGCTTTGGGGCGTATCCGTCTGCGCTCGGAGGGACTTCCTATGTTTGAGGTGCGTGATTTCCTTGAGATACCGTATAAGCACAAGGGGAGGAGTTATGGGGGTTGCGACTGTTACGGCTTTATCATACTTTTTTACAGGGATGTCTTAAAGAAGGTGCTGTTGGACGTGGACGAGGATTATAGTCCAAACTGGATGTTCAAAAATAAAAATTATTACCTTGATAATTACCATAAACAGTTTGAGAAGGTAAAAGTCCCCAACAAGTATGACATAGTTCTTTTCCAGAAACGAGACGGAATAGCAAATCACGGGGGGATTATTCTTGGATATGGGAAGTTCATCCATTGTTGCAAGAACGGCGTTCTCGTGGATAGTTATAACAACGAAGGTTGGAAGAAAAGGATAAACGGTTTTTATAAATTTATAGGAACGAAAATATGACAGGGCGGATAAAGAGAGACATTACGGTAAGATTTATTCCCAATCTTCTTGCGGATGAAGGAAGGACGTTGCAGTCTTTTCCCTACGACAGAAGATGGACTATAAGGAAGTATCTGAAAAAGTCTAACATCCATTTTGAAGATATGTATGTGAGTGTCAACGGTAACGAAGTAAAAAGTTTAAGACAACACCTTCAGAGTGGGGACGAAATAGTTGTTTTTTCCTCAATTGAACTGCCTCCCTTCTGGTGGGGCGTTGCTAAAATAATTTACTGGGTGGCGATGGTATCAATGGCGGTTTATTCCGTAGTTGAGGCATTGACCTACCAGAAACCCAAGATGCCTTCGTTTGACACTATCGGTGAGGGTATGGATGAGAGTTCTCCTTCGCACACGTGGACTGGGGTCAGGACAGTCCGCAATGTAGGAGGTTCTGTTCCTGCAATCATAGGAAGGTATTTTACGGGCGGGACGGTAATAAATGAGTATATCACTACGGACGGAAATAAGAACTATCTGAACTCCTTGGTGGCTATCGGCGAAGGGAAGTTCAGAAGCATCGTATTGAAGCGCATAAATAGGAACGATGCCGTAAATTACAAGATAGGAGTATTCCAGAGTGATGGATACATAAAGACCGATATTGATATGGTCAAGTTGTCAAGTATAGTTCATACCTATACTGGTGTCAATTTGGGTGCTGGAGAATTGTCCATTGATAACGATAATGAGACATTCCAGGGGGCAGGAGTTATTGAAGCGGAAGGTAAACCTGTTTCTGTATCGTCAACTACAATATCGCAGCATGTGTCTACCGTGCCCCACAATGTGAACAAATTAAAATATAGGATGTATGGCCGAGCCCGCAATAGTTTTCAAGGCAGTAGAAGCGTTGCCTGTAAAATAGAATATACGACCGATGGAACCAATTGGTCTACTGTACCGGGTACAGAAGATTCTGGGATAGACGGGGGATATCAAAATCAGGACAGGATATCCGATTTAGGGGTTATTACAAAGGATGTGACCATAAATAATTGTCTGGGTATCAGGGCATCCATAATTTGTAGTGCTTCTGATAGCGATGGCCATGTCGGTGCTTACGGTTATGTGTATGAAATTAGTGCCTATGGAACATTCGTTACTGGGGACGTTCTTTCTGGGAGTGCTGGAATTTCAATTGAGACCCGTTTGGGCACGAATAACCAGACTGTCATACCTCATTTTGAAGATTTGCATAACCTTCACTCATTGAATATCCAGTTGTTTAAGAATGCGCCTTATAAATACACTACGCAACAGTCAGACGTGGAGGCGTTTGAGATAAGGTTTAAATTTCCGTCAGGGATATGGCAACAGGATGGTAGCGGAAATATCCTATCTTGGGACGTTACTTATAAAATTGAATACAGAGTTTACAATGTAGGTAACGGAGACGAGGATAATTGGATAAGTTTGGGCAATACCACGGTAAGCGACAAGTCCCGTTCTGAATTGGCACGGATGTTCAGGAAGGAAGGTCTTATAGCGGGAAAGTATGACATCAGGACAACCAAGATTTCCGATAATAGCGATTTTTCCCATAATGCGGATACGTATATTGGAAGTATAGACGAAATTAATACCGATGATTTGGAGTATCCGAATACTGGATTAGCGGGAATTCGCAGTTTATCCATAGAGCAACTTTCTGGGGATAGTCCAGAATACGAATTTGAGGTAGAGAAAATAATAATGTGTCCTAAAGTAATGAACGGTGCGGTTGAGGTTGACTGGGAGGACTATTATTGGGATAACACAGAAGGAAGTGAATGTTATAAATTATTTGTGGGCGATACTCCGCTTACTTGCGATGGAGTAACATATGTTGAAAGATTTTGCGCTAACCCTATCTGGGGTCTTTACGAAATCTCAATAAATACGAGATACGGAATTGGAGACTACATCACCACGGACGACAACGACCTTGACTACTTGTTGGAGATGTCCCGTTACTGCGAAGAGAAAGTTCCCGACGGAGAGGGTGGTTGGGAAAAGCGTTTCCGAATGGACGTGTGCATAGACAGTCCGCAGAAGGCACTTGACCTGGTAATGCAACTCTCAACTATATTCAGGGGGTTGCCGTTCTATTCGGATGCAGGGAAGATTATATTTGCGATTGATAAACCAGACACGCCAGTCCAGTTGTTCGGGATGGGGAATATCGCAAGCGGTAGTTTTTCTCAAACGTGGAATTCAAGAAGGGACGTTCCTAATATAGTTCAAGTCCAGTTTGACAACAAGGATAATTATTATCAGCAGGATATGATTTCTGTTGCGGACGATGCCGCATTGCAAGCGGGAAAACCCAAGAATATAAAGCAGGCACGCTATTACGGGACTAAACTGTCATATGCTATAAGACACGGTAGGAACATAATCAACACGGCTAAATACGTTAAGGAGACGTTCAACTTCAAGGCGGGGTTCGGTGCCATCATCCGCAGATGCGGCGAGGTTATAGACATAGCCCACGATGTCCCGCAGTTCGGTTTGGCTTCTGGGAGGGTTTTGACGGGTTCAACTCCCACTCTGGTTAAGTTAGATACGACTGTTACCATTGAGGCAGAAAAATCCTACGCCATACGAGTTGATAAGGTTGACGGAAAGTATGAGGAATGTCCAGTAATCAATACCGAACCAGGCGACTACACAGAGGTAACGGTATACCCAGCGTTTACTTTTACCCCGTCAGAATTCGACAATTACTCTTTCGGAGAACTGTATAAGGTGGTCAAGCCAGCACGCATTATGTCCCTGAAGAGACCACGCAGGGGTTCGGTAGAGATTGAGGCAACGGAGCACAACGTAAACGCCTATGACGATAGTGCCGTGGTTCTCCCCGAATTGATTTACTCTGCATTGACATTGGAAATTCCGGATGTAACCAACCTCAAACTTACGGAATGTCTGGTGAAGATGCCTGATGGCACGATAGCGGATGCCATTGATGTCTGGTTCAGTAGGCCAGATATCTCCACTTCTTATAAACTGAAAAGATACGATAGGGGGAAGATTTATCTTAGCAGTGATAATGGCGTAAGTTATTCTTATGTGGGCGTAACCTCTGGGGAACATTTTCAGATAGTCGGGGGGCTTTCCGATTTGCAGTCTTACAAGGTTGCGGTGGTAAGTGTTTCTGTAAATGGGGAAGAAAAGGTTATTGTGGGTAGTCCCACGGCAACGATAACCATTGTCGGCAAATCCGCCAAACCTTCTGATGTGTATTATTTTAATGTCAAACAATTCGAGGACGAACTGGAATTTTCCTGGTTGCCAGTTTTTGATGTTGACATTAAAGGTTATGAATTGCGTCTTGGTGCGACTTGGGATTTAGGAATGGTTGTCGATACAATTTTCGTTGGAACTACTTATAGAACAAAAATTCTTCCTTTAGGACTTTGTATCTTTTGGCTCAAGGTGGTTGATACTTCTGGTAATTATTCGCAGACTGCCATTTCCGCAACGATTATTGTTACAAGGCGACCTGGATTGAATATTATTGCCGCTGAATATGAATGGGGAAGATTTGGTAGTCCAACCGAGATGTTCTATGATGAAAATATCCAATTATATTGGGATAATTTTTTTAATAGTGCCTACAATAAACAGGTTTTGACAGGTAAGACTGTCCATAGATACGACGATGGAGAATTTATGTATGATGCAGATTATGAATGGGATGTTCCTAAGACAGTTGGTGCTCATTATGTTCGTCAAGGAGGTTGGACTTTGGATTTTGGTGCTATTTTAACGGTTATGCATTCAGTATTAGTAAGTAGTCTTAGCGATGAAGGAGTTATTTTTATTTATGAGGAAAGTAATAGCAATGATGGAATAAATTGGACTGATTGGAAAATTTATACGCCAGGTTTTGTAACGATGAGACATTTTCGTTGGAAATTAACTGTTATATTATTAGGTGCTCGTAAATTGTCAGAGTTTTATTTTTCCATAAGTATATGGGATATGCCCGATGTCAAATATTCAATGAAAGACATTCCCATTGCCGCAGAGGGGACGAATATTGTCTTTGACAGACCATTCGTGGTAATCCCTACCGTCTTTCCGAGCGCAGTTAAGGCAGGAAGTGCATTGATACCAGTTATTGACCCTGCATATATATATCAACTCGGAATATTCGGAGTGAAATTGAGAGACCAGATTACTAACGAGTATGTGGCGGGAAATCTTAATCTGTATCTGGAGGGTTTCTGATGGAGAATAAAATTCCAAGTTTAAAATTGGATTTGCATAAATATAGGATTGACCCCGTAACATTGAAACTAATAAAAGGAGAAAAGATTGAGATACCGACTGAAGAAAAAAATAATGTGGGAGATAGTAAAGGTAATAGCAAAGTGGAGAAACCTGCTCTATAAATTAAAAAGGAGTGAGTTATGCTAATCAGTAATATGCCAAAAGCGTATTTTGACAGGTTCTTGCCCAGACAAAAAGATGGCGCAAGTTCTGCCGTTTTGAGAAATAATTTCTTGGCTCTGGCATCCTGCGATTTTGAACCATTAAGAGCAGTTTGCAATCTGGTTTTGGAAACGCATAATTTTGGTTCTGATATTTCAGCATCGGAAACTTATTCTGGAACTGGAGTAACTATCACAAGAGATGCGGTCAACCAAAGGGATGGGGTGGCTTGTCTTAAGGCAGTGATTGATGCCACTGGCAATAGGCAGATATTGAGGACTACCCTAACATCTGCATTGGATTTGTCAAGTTTTGTAAGAAAAGGTATCTGGCATAGATGCACCAAAATATCTTCTGCAATTAAGTTCATTCTGCGGGATGGCAGTGGTAATGAGAGTTACTGGAATTTCACCACCTATGGCACGGCAGATACCTGGGCGCAATCAAATATTGTTTTGGCATCGCCAGATAGCAATAATGGAACTCCTGCGGTATTGACTGATATTGTTTCCTATGGTTTCAAGGCATTGGAGGCAAACGAGACTTATTTATTCAATATCCTGTATTGCCATATCTGGGCGATGAAGGTTTATATCCAGCAGTCCTACGTAGCAAATTATTTCTATCCAGTCGTAAATGGAATTATCAAGGTGAAGTTTGACGGCGGTTTTTCGCCGACCATTTCCGCACCCTCTGCAAGTCCGAGGATAGATTTAATCAGCATTTCGGGTTCTAATGTAATAACAGTAACTCCAGGCGCAGAGGTAGCAAGTCCCGATTATGATGACATTCCAGCGACGCCAATCGGTCATCTGCCTTTGTATGCGATATATATTCCTCTGGGTGCAACCTATATCGTGGAATATCATCTGAAGGACGACCATCCAGGTCAGGCATATATCTACGCAGATTTAAGGCCGACAATAGGTCAGAACAGTAATTTAGGCATCCCGATTGTCACTGCGGGCGGCTCTGCCGACGCAATCACAGCGGATTATGCCCCCGATGTAACGCTTGCCAATTTGACGCTCGTTGCCTTTGTTGCCGCTTATGCGAATGCCACGGCTACGCCCACTTTTTCTCCAGATGGTTTGACTGCCCATACAATAGTCAAAAAGGGTGGTCAGGCATTGGTCGCAGGGGACATTCCAGCCGCAGGAGCGGTTTGTATCGTTGAATATAATCTGGCGAATACAAGGTGGGAATTATTAAATCCAGCAGTAGCGGGTTCATCAGGTACAAGCGGAACATTCGTCAATGGTGATTTAAGCACAGGAAAATTGACGGTAACGCATTCACTCGGTCTTTCTGCGCCTTACACGAGGATAGTTGTTGTCGTGGATAATAATAATAAAGTGATTGACTGTCCCATAACCTTTGCCACTAACTCATTTGAGATTGACCTATCTTTAGCAGGGGCAATATCAGGCACTTGGGGTTATAGATACATATAAGGAGCAATATGAAAAAACTTCTTTCTTTATTTTTAGCAGGGATATTGATATTCGGTTGTGTCAGCAATCTTTTCGCTACTGATTATAAAAAATTCTACGATGTCTACCCGCAGGGGAAATTCTATTATGACGGATTTGTGAAGGGATACGAGAATACGCTTGCGGGGGCGGCGACATCGGTAACAATCAATAATCTGGCTGGGGATACGGATGTGGAGTATAGGTTAGAATATAGGTTTATAAATGGTGGTTCTGGTGTATGTAATTATGGAGTAATGCCTAACAATACCTCTTTAGCGGCTCATCAAGTGATAAATGCGTCTAATACAACCGTGTCTGCTAAAAGAGAAGGTGCTGGCAATGAGGCAATATATTTCTCAGTAGTTCATTACACAGGAGTAGGTGCTATAAGTATGGGCAGATGTTTAATATATGCTAAATCTGGTTATTTAAGAACTGCTCTTATACAAACTGCGTATAATATTTCAGGAACAACAGTAAATGATTTAGAGGTTGTTGGTGCAGTATGGAATGATACTTCAAGTAATATAACTTCCTTGGTAGTCTTTGCTGATGTAGCCAACGGTCTCGGCATAGGCACCTACATAAGTCTATGGAAAAAGGAGTATAGACAATGAAAATAAAAAGATTATTCATATCGTTTTTATTAGTATTATCCCTTGCTATTCCGCAGGTCAGTTTTGCCTATAAAAATTTCTACGACAATATAGATGGCAAGATAAACGACTTGCAACAGGTCGTTAGCGATAGTGGGGAATTGGCGGCGGCAACGACCTCTATTACTATCAGTAATCTTGATGGAGATACTGATATGGAATATGAGTTGATAGTGAGGGGCGTTAGAAATGAGGCAGTATCTGCTAATTTATTGCTTTATATTCAGCCCAACGGTGATACCACAGCAGGAAATTATGGGATACAAAGCATAAATGGAACTAATGCAACAGCGTCAGCATATAGAGATACCACCAATTATCAAGGTTTTGCTACAGGATTAGGTTTTCTTTATAATGTAACTGGACAAGTAGGATTTTCTCATTGGATTATAAACGCTAAATCTGGATATGTAAGAACAGCTATCGGTAAGGAAATGACGAGGACTAATGGAACTACTGTTAATGCAATAGTTTTGAGTGGATGTTCTTGGAATAATACTGCCAATAATATAACATCTCTTGTGGTTGCGTCAGATACGGCTAATGGTCTCGGCATTGGCTCTCGTATAATCCTTCTTCGTAAAGTCAACGCCACCACGGGCAAGAAATATTACGAGGATATGAACATCAAGGGGCTGGTTAAGAATGCCTGGCAAGAGGTGACGAGGGGAACGTTGACAGGGGCGGCGACATCGGCGACCATATCAAATCTCACAGGCAATACTGATGTGCTGTATAGGTTGAGGACAAGAACAGTGAATGCTTACAATGGAAGTTCATCTATTTTATTAAGACCCAATAATGACTCAACTGCTGATATATACGGATATCAACAATTGTATGGAGGCAATACTACTGTGGGTGCGGCAAGAGGAACTTTGACTTGGATATATGCAGGATACTGCACAGGATTAAATGCGGTTAGCCAAGCAGATATTTTGTTATATGTAAAATCTGGATATGTCAGAACAGGGTTAGTAGAAGTTAGTGACCAATCTGGAACAACCGTCAGTTATGTAATGATGTTTGGTCAATCGTGGAACAATACCGCAGATGAAATTACGAGTTTGGTAATAGTTCATCCACAAACTAACGGTCTCGGCGTCGGAACTTTTTACGTTCTTGAGAGGCTTAACTTAAACTAAAAAGGAGAAGATATGAAAAGATTTATACCTGTAATTATCGGAGTGGGAATAATATTAATATCTTTAATTGCTTTTTGCTTTGCCGAAACAGTGATGATAAATAAAAAGCCAGTGGAGATAATCAAGGATGCAAAGGGATGGTATTATCTCAATGATAATGGCTCAAAGATGCGCTTCAGCGATGCCGACCTTACCAATGTCAGGAACGGGCAACCCTTTATGTCAACCTTATCAGCAGAGGATATGAGCCAAAAGGATATTGAGAAACTTGAGACCGATAGGGCAAAGTCAGAGCAGGACAGGATAACGAGAGAAAAAGAGCAGGCAAAACAGGCACTCATAAACGAAAAGATGAAAGCATTGGCGATTGAGCAACTGACCAAAGAGGGGAAGTTGGATGCCAATGGTGAAATACCAAAATAGGAGATAATAATGAATGATGTTTTGCAGATAGTTAACTTAGCGGGAGTTCTTGGATTGATGGGTTTTGTCTGGAATATTGCTAATGGGAATAAAAAGAAAGTGAGTTACGACAGTTTTGATAGATATAAAAAGGACACAGAGGAAAAAATGACCGTTGATAAGAAAGAGGTAAAAGAGGAATTCAGGACGAAGGAATTGTGTGATACTTTACATAAACAGGTAAATGAAAAGTTATCCTGCATTCCTGAAATCAAGGAAGTGGTTGGCGACATCAAAGAGGGTTTGATAGAAATCAAGACAAAAGTAGATATATTGATAAATGGTAAATCGTAGATGCTTCTTGAAATCATCTTTATAGGAATTATATGATAGATAAGTATATCAGGGAAAAGATAGAAGCAAGGGCCTATGAAATCTACGAATGGCGCAAGGAAAACAATGTTCCTGGCTCTGCATTAAGCGATTGGGAGCAGGCGGAAATTGAAATTATCACCGATAGGCGGACAAATGCCGGATGTCCCAAATGTGATTTTAATCTAGTGGCCCGCAATGATGGAGAGATATTTTGTCTCAGGAATGGTTGCGATTGGAAGATAGAGGCAAAAAGAAAATTTGATAAGAACATACCGGATATTAACGAGATAAAAAGGGATTGGAAATAAACAAACAATAAAAGGAGGATGTATGAACATAATGGCAATAGTGCAATGGTTTCAGGTTAATTGGACGAATATCGCAACTGTGATAGCATATCTTATTGCGATAGCAAGCATCATAGTAAAGTTAACGCCGACATTGAAAGACGACAACATATTATTGGGTATTATCAAATTTCTCGGCAAATATATCGCACTCAACAAGACCGTATCTGACGAAGACAGGCCAAAATAAATGCTTGCTACAATACTAACAATTATCGGTTCAGTGCTTACCATATTTATTATATTATGGAAGCACTTTACCGATAAGGCTATCGCTAAAAAAAAGCAAAGGGAGGATGCTGCCAATGAAATTAAACAGGGGATTGATGAGAAAGACCCTTCCAAAATTACTTCTGGTTTGGATAATCTTAATCGGCATTAGTGGATGCGCCACGGTAATACGATTGCACCCGATTGAGAAGGTGGACATAGTTTCTATGACCAAAGGAACGCCTTATACTCCAGAAAAGGATGGATGGTTTCTTTCTACCTATTATCTTGAGCAAGTAGTAAAGGCTAAAGTGGAAAGGTAATAGCCAAGTCCGGCGTAAGGATGACCTGTCACCCGTTGACCGCCGGTCCCTCTTCCACAAATAATCCTTGCCTTAAATCTGAGTAGTGATATAATCCCCTTTACCTATAAGATCGTGGCGCCACGAGGCGGAAACAGGGCAAAAACAAGGCATTAAATGGGCATATCCAAAGAGGGTCTAAATTGTCATAAAAATGTCATAATCATCTAACAAAATATGCTAAAAGACAACAAAATAAGCTTCAAGGTAACAAAAGGAAAAATCCGACGGTTTACGTCGATAAATACATAAGTTTTTGGAATTCATTCAGTTAAGATTTAGCCGAGGTAGCTCAGTGGTAGAGAAATTCTATCCTTCATTATCATATTGATTTCACACCAGTTATAAATTCTCCTGTAATAAATAGTGTCATAAAAAACAAGGCTTGGAGTTAATACGGAAGCTTTTCTACTGAGGCTTTTTTGAAATCTTTAGTGAGATAGGCATAATGTTTTTCTGTAACCTTTACGCTGGAATGGCCGAGCAACTGGGAAACAGTATAAAGGTCAACACCGCTCATTATTAAATGAGATGCGTAGGTATGTCGGAAATGTTGGAAGGTTATATTTTTGAGCCCCGCTGCCTTTATCATTTTAGGAAAATCATGTTTTTGGTTGGTCGAATCAAAACAACGACCCAATTCTTTCCTGATTGGTAAAAGATGGGCCTTAAGTTTATCCGGCAAAGGGATTGTGCGTTCTTTTTTTGATTTTGTTATAATTTCTCCACCATGTTTTACGGTTATAGAATTATTTTTAAAATCAAAATCCGGCCATTCTAAACCATAGACTTCTTCTTTTCTCATTCCTGTATATAACCCAGAAAGATTAGAATAATATAGGCGGGTTCCTTTAGAAGCTTTGAAAATTTTGTATATGTCTTCAATCGGTAGAAATTTTGGATGTCGTTCACCTGGGTTATATCCTTTAAAATATCTAACTGGATTTTCAAAAATAATCTTGCGCCGGACCGCAAAGTTAAGCCAGGCCTTAATAGTAGCTATATATCGATTCGCTGATGAAAGTGCAAGCTTATTATCATTGATACGATGATTAAGATATTCATCTAATTTCTTTTCCGTTATCTGCCGGACCTTTATAATCCTACCCCACTTCAAAAATTCCCTAATTCTGGCTTCATCATTTTTATTAGTTTTTTGTGTCTTTCGATGCTGCGAAGCCTCCATGTATTCCTTAAGCACATCTTCACATTCAGGATCCTGATTGAGGGTTATATATTTTCCCTCAGCTATTTCTTTATCATATTTAGCCTGCAGGTATTTAGCGGTGGCTAGATTCTTTGTCTTAAGGCTTCTGAAATGCGGCTTACCACTTATGCAATTTTCAAGCCAGTAGATACCTGTCTTTTTTGGTCGGCGGTAAAGGTGGGACATTACTTAAGAAGTTTATTTAATACGGATCTCGGTTTGATATTAATGCCTAGATGAATAAGTTCTGATTTGATATCGCGCTTTAAGGTTTGAATCTGCTCTTTCATGCGTAATCTCATCCCTTCGCGAGAATGGTATTCTTTTAATCGCAGTTCTTTCTCGAAATCGCTAAGATAAGCATTGAGGGTAGATAGTTTATCTCGTATCTGGCTATATTTGTTGGTCAAAAGGCCCGGGGTTATCTTATGGCAAGTAATATAGAGGTGGTTATTAATAGGGATGACTTCGATGAAGTAGTCTTTATATTGATAACTATAGAGGCGCGGGATAGTTAACGATACCGTTCCTAAATCTGCATTGGCATGAAAAGTAAGTTCGCCATAATTCGGCTGGGATTCCAGGAAAGAAATTATATCCTCTTCATGTTCTCCAGGAGGAAGATTCTTAATAAGGCGGTTAATCATTAATGCATAATCTGTTCCTTTGCAATGGCGGATGAGTTGCATTTCGGGCATTTATTGACTATGTCTTTTTTACCACTCTCTGGGATTAACCAGGCAATACCACCATGACCAATTCTAATTAAAGTATCGCCGAATTTATTAAGACCTGTTAATTTTGCTTCAACCGCTTCTTTTTTTCCGTAATACCAGATATTTCCGCAGGCCTGACAGGTGCATTTAGTTTCTTTCATAAAGAATCCTCCTTTTATATTTTCCTCTTGATCTCTGCGATCTTAAAGCAATGACATTTATCCTGGCTATTTAAAATTATTATATCATATTTATCATTTAAAGGAATAAGGTGGATTTTATCTTTAGATCGTTTAAATTTCTTAACTGTAACGCCTTTATTTTCATTCCTAAAAAAAACCAGATCACCATTATTGATTGCTTTGGAAGGTTCTACCAGGAGTAAATCACCGTCAAATATGGTCCTGCGGTCATCGGCGCGGCCGGTCATGCTGTCTCCATGGACCCGGACATAGAAAGCGTTGAGATCCCGGCTGTTCGATGGTTCATTTTCCGGATAATGACCCGGAGGATAACTTCCATCAGACCAATCAATAAATTTTCCGCAGGAGGCATCAAATATCGGAATTAATCTTTGATCAGGTTTTATAAAAGGGGAAGGGGTAATCCCGTAAAGTTCATTAGGAGTAATGCCGAAAAGTTCGCAGATTTTCTTGCGATTAGTAGGCCCTATTTCATTTTTCCCGGATTCCCAAGTTGCTACGGTTGATTGGGGAACACCGAGCTTTGCTGCGAATTCTTTCTGATTCCAACCCTTCGATTCATATAATTGTTTAATACGTTCTCTTAATGTCATAATTCCTTTGTATCATAAAATCCGATATCCGAAAAGGGATATTTTATCGGTAAATCCGAATACAACAGCGTCGATATAATTATTCTTATAAAGAAATATGAAAGAAAATACTTGACAAAATCGGGAAATCCGTTATAATTTAGGCACGGTTCAGGAAAGACATTTTTTTTAACTTGATAGTTCGGAAAATCCGATAAATAAGGAGATATAATTATGGGAATGATATGTTTAAGAAAAGATAAGGAATCCGGAAAATTTATTCTTGAGCAATGGATGGATAATAAGGCTTCACCTCCTAAAACCTGGGCAGAACTTGCCCGCGCCGCAGATATTAGTGAAAGCCTTCTGGAAAAAATCAAGATGGGAATCCTCCAAGTTACTACAAATGTCCAGCGTAAACTTTGTGAACTCACCGGTTACGATGTCGGTGATATTTGCACTTATGATCGCAACAAAGAATCAAAAGAAGATAACGAGAAATAATTCTCCATCAAAATAATGGCCTACTCCAAAAAAGATAAACCTCTTTCGATAAGGCTTCCCGAAAAGACCAAAAGGCTCATCGATGAAGAAGCGGATAAAAATACCCGCGACTTCCAAGATGAACTTTTAGTTTTAATCACCGAAGCCTTACACGCAAGAAAGTATAGCATAAAAAACTATACCTGATCGTAGTATTTCGTCAGGATTGTAGTTTTTTGTAGTGCAGTGTAGCAAAAAGTATATTATCGACGATAACTGGAGACATAAAGATGCCCGTTCTACAAAGAAGTAAACTTATAACCCTCGCGGAAGCCTGTGAAATAATTGGTATTTCAGTTTGGCATGGATATCGGACTTATCATTTATGGCCTAAATATGATGTACGGATCCTTAAACATAGCCCTAACGCGCGGCCACGGTTTTACGAAGAAGATATATACAGGATGATGGAGATAAGAAAATGAAGAAAATTATCTTGAGCTTAATTCTTTTCTTCTCAATTATTCAACCAGCCAGCGCAGATATAGTTTCAATTGCCCAATCTCAAATCGGTATGGGCGAAATTGGGGGCAATAATAAAGGTATCTATGTCCGGCAATATCTCAATGGACAAGAAGGGTTGCCCTGGTGCGCCGGGTTCGTTTCTTATTGTATCAAAAAGGCAGGATATGATTTGCCTTATCTATTGCGGGCTAAAAGTTATCTCAAATACGGACAGAAGGTTGAAAGATGGAATTTGAGACCCGGGGATTTGGTGGTGTTTAGCAGGGAAGGCGGCGGACACATTGGAATAGTTGATTCCGTAGTCAATAATGGCTTTGTAAGCATAGAAGGCAATGTCGGTAAATATCCGGCAAGGGTCAAGAGAATAAAGCATATATTCGAGGATAAAGGAATTTTGGGATTTGTAAGATTGATAAGGAGGTGATATTAAAATGTACGCAATTCTCTGGTGGGAAGGTGATTATCTAACTTTCATTCATAACGAGAATGGGAGTATAAAATTATTTAGTAAGTTGGAAGAGGCCGAGGTTTATGCGAATGAGCTTGACCCCAAAGGCGAAAGGTCGAGGGTGATATCTATTATGGCTGAGGATAATTAAAAGGAGCAGAATGAAAATTTCCTATCGTTTATTACTACTTCCGTTCGTTCCTTTGATTTTGCTATTTGCTTATCTATGGTGCGCACCGGAAGAAGAGGTTATTCATGCTTAAAGATGAATTATCACAGCAGTATTTCAACAAGGATTATGCCCAATTGCTTAAGTCAGAGAAGAGAGTAATCGATACACAGATGGTAGCATTTCCGGAAGAGACATTTCCGGAAGACGAAAATAGACCACTATGCGATATTCATCCGGTGCATCCGGATAATCGATAATGCCAGACATAATGACGCAGGTTGATAGATTACAGGAACTTTCTTCATTGCTACTCCAAATGATCCAAGAATATGATATGAAAAAGTTTTGGAAGCTTGATAGGAAATTCCAAGATTTAAAGATGTTACATAAACTTGAGGATGAGTTGAATGAAGCCAATGAGCAACACCATACCACTTTTTAACCACCAAAAAGAAGCAATCGATTTTATTGCGAGTATCGATGGAAGTGGCGCGCTCTTCCATGAGATAGGCTGTGGAAAGACACGTACGGCTTTGGAAATATTCAGCCATTATAAAACACCAGCTTTGAAACTTTTAGTCATCTGTCCTTTATCTCTTATCGAATCCGCATGGGGTGAAGACATTGAAAAATTCACCTGTTTTACATACATAAACTTACATGAAAATGCGATTGAATACTATAAAGATGTTGATATTTATATCCTTAATTATGAATCGCTATTGAGTGGACAAAGATTATTACAGCTGCGCTACTCGCTTAATGTTGGTAATTTTATGTGCGTCTTGGATGAATCATCCCGAATTAAAAACCATAAAGCAAAAACTACTAAAGTGCTTCTTGCCTTACGGCATCTTTTTCAATACCGCATTGTTATGACTGGCACGCCGGCACCTAACTGCGAAACCGAATATTGGGCGCAGATGAATTTTATTAATCCGGGCATCGTACATGAAAGTTTTTATCCATTCAGGAATTATTATTTCCATTTGGAGCGGGAGAGAAACGGACAGAAGGAATTCACTTCCGGGCAGATGTATAGCAAATTTGCTGCGCAGCAGATGTTTCAGCGCGGATGGCATTACGCCATGACCACACAAAGACGCAAAGACCTAATGGAGAGGATATCTTCTTACGCCCATTATGCGCGGAAAGCTGACTGCCTTGACCTCCCTGACCAGGTGGATGAAGTACGCAGCATAGAAATGAGCCAGAAACAAGCCTCTATATATAAATCAATGAAGAATGACCTTATCGCCGAGATTAAAGAGTCCTGCATTGTAGCCCAGGTAGCCTTGACAAAAATCATGAAGTTACGCCAGATAACAAGTGGCTTTGCGATAAACGACACAAGCGATGTCGTCGATATAGATTATGGAGGAGTAAAACTTAAGGAGTTGGAAAATGTTCTGGAGGAAGCAGGAAAACAGCAGGTCATTATTTGGTGTCAATTTCAACATGAGATTAAGCAAATTAAAGCTTTACTGGGAGATTCAGCAGTTACTCTTTACGGTGAGACTAAAGATAAAAATGGAGCAATTACGGCGTTTAAAGAAGGTACTACGCAGTATCTTATCGCGCATCCGCGCAGTGCTGGCCACGGACTGACATTCGTAAATTGCAGCCTGCAGATATTTTATTCATTAGATTATTCATGGGAATCCTATGAACAGGCGCGCGGCCGGATACACAGGGCGGGGCAAATAAATAAATGTACCTATATACATCTGCTCTGCAAAGGAACGATTGACGAAGAGATTCTACAGGTCCTGCGCGAGAAGAAGGATGCGACGGAGATATTATACAGGATGGTAAGGCCAGAAATGGCGGAGGTGGAGGGATGACAAAACATACACCAGCACCGTGGAGATATGAACAATATAAAGATTTTACAGATAGAGAAGGAGGGCAAATAGGCATTTCTGCTAATACTTGGGGCAACTTATGTATTGTATATCAACATTGTTGTAAAGACCCTCAAGAAGGTATGGCCAACGCCCGCCTTATCGCTGCTGCGCCTGATTTATTGGAGGCGTGTAAAAGAGTAAAATCTATTTTTGATGCTATGTTTGGTGATTGTGTTGATGATAAAGAAGGTAATCTTGAATTTATAAAACAAGCCATCGCTAAAGCGGAAGGCAATTAACATGCGATACATCGTTGAGTTTATTGGCCATGACGGCAAGACATACTGGACAAAGCCGTTTTCTTCAAGGTTAGCGGCAAAATTTGCGCAGGTTCTTATTCCGTTTAAATCAAAGATTATTGAGGTGTGTGTTAATTAAAAGGAGGAGATATGGAAACGTTGAAATTAACAAAACAGGATTTTGACGTAAAGAATAAATACATCGGCAAGATTGATGTATCGGATTACCAAGGACATATCGAAATCGAAGCTGGTCTTGGGTGGGTATTCTTCGCAAAAATAAAAATCACTGGATACCTCTGGGCAAAAGCCGGTACGGGCATTGAAGCCGGTGAGGGCATTGAAGCCGGTTGGGGCATTAAAGCCGGTACGGGCATTGAAGCCGGTGAGGGCATTAAAGCCGGTGAGGGCATTGAAGCCGGTGAGGGCATTGAAGCCGGTTGGGGCATTAAAGCCGGTGAGGGCATTGAAGCCGGTGAGGGCATTGAAGCCGGTACGGGCATTGAAGCCGGTTGGGGCATTGAAGCCGGTTGGGGCATTGAAGCCGGTACGGGCATTGAAGCCGGTTGGGGCATTGAAGCCGGTTGGGGCATTGAAGCCGGTTGGGGCATTGAAGCCGGTTGGGGCATTAAAGCCGGTTGGGGCATTGAAGCCGGTTGGGGCATTATTAGTGGTTTATTTATTTCTTGTAATAAAGTTCTTAAATTTTCTCTGCGTGTTTTCGCTGGTGTTTGTTGGTGGAGAAAATTACAAAGTGATGAAGAAAAAACTATTACCTGTGGACGATTAGAAGGTGGTGAAGTGTGCTACGGGATAGTTAAGGAAATAGGGATTAAAGAGGCCACAGCAAAGTCATGACTGAAACATCCCTTAAAAACTCCGTCCGCGCAACCGTCCGTAAAGCCTATCCTTTAGCTTTTATCTGGAAGATACACGACGGCTTTACTGCGGGGATACCGGATTTCTTAATTATTATCCGGGGGGTGCATATCTTCATTGAGTTGAAAACTCCCTGCGGTAAGGTTGAGCCGATACAGACTTATACAATTGATAAGATTAAATCAAGCGGTGGACGGGCACATATATGTCGATCAGTTGAAGAAGTGTTGGAAGTGATAAAGTTGGCTTTGTTAGCAGAAAACAAAGATTTAGTATTGGTTAATTAATCCCAGTGCTTGCCGATACAGGTCGTGGCCTTAACCACGATACGAATTCGGACGACCCGGGCCGTGACGTGATAAGTGCCAATGAATAAGAGTAGGCACAAGTCGGCAGCCTGGCTAAAAGGAGGTGATGATAAATGATAGTCGCAGTAATGACCGAAAAAGACCTGCTTATAAAACTCAGAGGGGCAAAATTCAATAAGGAGTTTTTGGAATCCGAATTGAAGAAAGCCACGGCAGAGTTCGATAGGCTTGAGGCTATTCTCGTCGAGATGCTTACTGAAAAAGACGCCAAAACAACGGCGAAATATGACGGGATAGGCTCGGTGACCTTGCTGGCACCATTAGTACGGGCGCAGACAAATAACGAATTCGAAGAAGAGCTCTTCGGATTCGTTAAGCAAAAAGGCGAGGAGGCCATAATCAAGCTTGCTATACATCCGCAAAGCCTTAATGGTTTTGTGGGCAGGTGTTTAGATCGAGGGGATAAGCTGCCGGAATTTTTAACTTACTACCTACAGCCGAACACCAGGTGTAATTTTATAAAGAATCATTAACCCAGCCACTATGTGGCTAAAAAGGGAGGAGTAGCATGAACGAAATGCAGAAAACAGGAGCAGGTGCACCAGCAATAAGAACAGGGGGCCGCGGTTTTGAAGAACCAATCGAGCGGGAAGATTTGATTATCCCACGTGCAAGCCTCTTACAGTCAAAGTCTCCGGAAGTTGAGGAGAGCCTGGAAAAAGGCGACGGCAAGTATAAACCCGGGATGGTTGCTAATTCTTTAACAAAAGAGGTATTGCAGGCAGAATTCGTTCCGGTATTCAAATTCACGAACTGGATACGCTTTAATTCGCGCAAGAAAGAGGATTCTAATTTCGACCCCGCTTTTGATGCCGGAGAAATCATCTGGCGTAGTACGGATCCTCTTGATCCGCGGGTAATCGAAGAGGCTCAGTTCGGACCCAATGGCGAAAAGCCTAAGGCCACGAAGTTTATGAACTTCTTTTGCCTCTTCTCGGGACAGCAAGGCCCTGTGATTTTGTCTTTCTCGAAAACTTCTTTTAAAGCCGGAAAGAAGTTAATCTCGCTTGCCTTACGTGCTGGCGGAGATATGTTCAGCCAGAAATATCGCCTTGGCACTAAAAAAGAAGAGAAAGATAGCAACACATATTATGTGCTTACTGTCGAACCTGCAGGTCCTGCTGATGAGCAGATATATAAAGAAGCTGAAAAGTTATATGAGCAGTTTGCTTCAAAGGCTAAGGACCTTAAAGTCCACGAAGAAGGCCAAGGGGCCGAAGTTGCAGCAGCACCGGAAACACAGGAATAACCAATGGCCCCAGGAAACTGGGGCCTTGTCTTTATATATTTTAAGGAGTCAACTTTGAATACTATCTATGAATTTATCACCAATCACGGGAAACTTTCCGATAAACATATAGAAGAGTTAAGAGGTAAGCGCGGGTTTTCTGATGACACAATCACAAAACTGCGCTTTTTTTCTGGCGGTAAATACCTCTTGGAATTAGAGCAAGAAATCATTAAGGAATTTGATAAAGAATCGCTTATTGCAAATGGAATCTGCGTTGCATCTGGCAAGGACGCTACACTCTCGCCTACACTCCTTGATAATCGAATTATTATTCCTTATCTTAATGCTGCAGGCAAATGCTATCTCCTGAGGCCTCATAAGCTTGGTCTTTCTTCTGTTCCGGTTGAGATCTACTGTCCAGACTGGAATATCGTATCCGATCTCATAATGACAGAAGGTGAATTTAAAGCTGTTGCATCCGCTCAGTTAGGTATCCCGGCGATCGCTGTTCCTGGAATCAGTTCATTCTCTAAAGATAACTTTCAACGTCTGGTTAAATTCCTGAACGATGTTAAGGCGCATAATATCTGTATCCTCTTTGATAATGAAGAAAAATCAGATCCGAAATACAAGAACTATAAAGATAATCCTGCAGATCGCCACGATACTGAATTCTATGCTTACTTTATGGCACGACAACTTGATGCTGAAGGTTTCCGGGCGCAGGTGGGTACGTTGCCGGATTCCTGGCGTGTACAAGGTAAAGCCGATATCGATGGTGCCCTGGCCCAGGGCAAAACTAAGAATGACCTATCTATAGTTATTGCCTCATCTAAAACAGCTAAGCAATATGTTGAAGAATTGAACAGGGAGGCGCAGATAGTTATCAGACGTAAGATGAGCCTGAAATATTTCCGCTCGCATATCCGCAGGGAATTTGGCAAGTATGTTGCTACAAGGCGCCGGGGCAAGACTGAGTGGGATGAAGAAATCGCTAATTTCACCATGAAGATTATCGCCACGCACCAAACTTCTGAAGGGATAATCCGCGAAATACAATTCACCAATGAATTCGGCGATCATTCATCATGTTTTGCGATTAACCCGGAAGATATGGGCGGAGCTGAAGGGTTCACTACATTTTGTTTTCGGCATGGTAATTTTATCTGGCGGGGACACAAAGAAGATCTCTCTAATATCTGGGAAGGCCTCTTCCTGGAGGATGACGGCCGGCATATTATCGAACCGGATCATATCGGCTGGATAGAATCGGAAGGTCTTTGGTTATTCGGAAATGTTGCGGTTGATAAAGAAGGAAAGGAGATGCGGCCGGATAAGAACCATATTTTCTGGCTTGAGAAAAAGGGCATCAAACCAATTGCCCTGGGAGTCACTAGCGGTAAGACGCAAATTTCTGAAGGGATACCTTATGTATCACTTACGCCTTGCGATATCCTGGAAATTAAGAAGAGATTAACTGATACTATCGGCGAAATAGAGGCTGTGAAGTGCCTCGGGTGGGCTTCGGCCATACCTTACCTGGAGGATATTTTCGATGTCTACGGATGTTTTCCATTTCTCTTTATTACGGGACGGACTGGATCGGGTAAGTCGACAATTGCAGAGTGGATCACCTGTCTTTTTGGAATCGAAGACGCTGGCAAATCATTGTCGCAAACGACAGTTGTGGCCATTCAAAGGGCGCTTGGTTATTATTCAAGTTTACCCGTGTTCCTCGATGAATTCAGAAACACTTCAGATATTTCCTTCAAAACAGGATTCCTTCGCAACGTTTATAACCGACAGAGTTCGGGTAAAGGGATCAAGGCGAATTTTGGTATCCGCGAAGCTAAGGTCCGCGGTACGCTCATCATCGCCGGTGAAGAAACACCGAATGACAATGCGATCCTGAACCGCAGCATCCTGATTGAAATTATTAAAAAGAGCCGCATTATTAATCATTATGATTGGTTTACGCGCAACAAGTCAAAATTTTCCCATCATATTCTGGAGATAATTAAGAATAAAAAGCGTGACTTAGATCTATTCATGCGCGTCTTGGCCGAAGCAAAAGACTATCTAACTAAGCATGCCGGCGTGGATGACCGGACAGCCGTTAATCATGCGGTCCTGTGCGCAGGCCACGCGATAACCTTTGGGGAAGAGGATCTGGCATTTACAGATATGATCATCCAGGAAGCGAAGAAGACGAATACGGATTATCAGAAAGATAATATGATGCATGAGTTTATTTCCGATCTACAGGTTATGGCGCACAAAGGAGATCTTAAAGACCATTATTGGCTAGTTGAGGAAGGACAGATATTTCTCTATTTTGAGGCACTCTATAATCTCTGGTCCGCGGATGCTCGGAAGCGCGGCAAGGATCCGATGAAATCCTCAAGCCTGCGAGGTTACTTCAAAGAAGAAGAAGGATTTATAGGGTTAAGTGTACGAAAGCAAGTTAATGGTTTCTGGCGCAGGTGCATAACCCTGGATTATGAGAAATGCAACGAAGAGATTAAAAACTTGGTTGAAGTTAAATTACTGACAGCTACTGACAGTCACTGACAGTAGCAAAAAATGAGCACTGGCAGGCGTAAATGATTGAAAACGTTATGTTTAAATGTAGCACTGACAGACTGACAGCATTTCTGGAATATTTCACGTACAGGTTTAATTTCCACTCTGGACGGTTTCAGTGAAGTCAAAATGGCATTATGCAGACGTAATATACATTTTGGGCAAAAACACTGTCAGTGCTGGCAGGGGTTTCGCAATATTCTCAAAACATTAAAGTTGCGCCTGCCAGTAGTCAAAAAATGGAACTGTCAGTAGCTGGCAGGGACTGGCAGGAAATCGGAGGTAGGTATGTTTGAACACCGATTAGCTCAAGAAGCAACAAAACAGGATGATTGCGCGGCATTCCTAGACCTGTACGCCCGTTTTAGGCAAGACATCCTGGATCCGGCCGCGGACAGGATGCGCATCGCTAAATTTGAAGTCAAAATAGACAATGCTTGGCACGCGCTATCTCAAGACAAGCGGGATATCATAACAGTTGCGCTTTTGACTAAGAAGATGCTCCCGGATGAGATAGCGCTAGCCATAAAGCACCTTAAGGCAAAGGTGGTGAGGGTGGTATGAATAACCACTCAACCAGATTAGGCATTTTGATGGCTCTGATGTATTCGATGGGAATGCATAAAGATTTTGGAATCAGTCCTGGGCAAAAGATAGATTATAGCAAAATGAATCCTCCACAGTCCGAAGAATCAAAACAATATTACAAGAAAAGGGCAGCAGAAAAGCGAAAGCGGAAATGTATAACCACATCAAATCCTTAATCGATTCCGGCCGTAACATCTTCATCACTGGCTCAGCCGGCACGGGAAAATCCTATATCCTAAACCAGTTGCGCGAAGATTTTGATATGGATGTGACAGCTTCTACCGGCATGGCGGCCATCAATGTATCCGGAACTACAATACACAGTTTTTCCGGAATAGGTATCGGTGAACGGTCTGCAGATGAAGTTTATTGGCGCATACGTTCCGAAACACGCGATAGGATACGCAATTGCAAACTACTTGCCATTGATGAGATCTCAATGCTCAGCGCGGAGATTCTTGATTTAATAGATGCAGTGTTTAAGCTTATTCGGGGCAATAAAAATCCTTTCGGCGGAATTCAACTTATCGTTATTGGAGACTTCTTACAACTTCCGCCGGTAGCAAAAGATGAGCAGCTGCCAGCTAACTTCGCCTTTGAGAGTAACGTTTGGACAGAAGCCAATTTTGAGACTGTACTCTTAGAAAAGGTATACCGACAGACCGATAAAGAATTCTTGGCAGCCTTAGGTAATATCCGGATAGGCAAGGCAATGGATATCCAAGGCTATAAAACTGATGAGCATGCGATCCGGTTATTTGCGCTTAATCGTTTGGCTGATGCGTATAACTTCGATAAGCTTCGTGCGATAAATAAACCCACTCGGTATTTTGAAGCGATTGACTCCGGAGAAGGCAAGGCGATATCGCTGATTTATAAAAATTGCCTGGCGCCGAAGGACCTTTATTTGAAAATTGGCGCGAGGGTAATGCTTCTTATTAATAAAGAAATAGATTTAGGATTAATCAACGGTTCCACGGGGGAGGTGATAAATATAACGGAAGGAGGTGTAGAAGTAAAGTTTGACAACGGTGTAACTTTGTCTTTCGGCCCGGAGATCTGTGCGCGTATTATCGTGGATAAGATAGAAGTCGCGCGAAGGATACAGATACCTCTGCGTTTGGCCTGGGCGATCAGTATCCACAAATCGCAAGGAATGACACTCGACAAAATGCACGTCGACTGTGAAGGGATATTTGAATGCGGACAGGCGTATGTCGCGTTATCCAGGGTAAGAAGCAAAGAGGGGTTATCAGTAGTGAATCTTCGGCCGGAATTAATCATGGCGAATGAAAAGGCGGTAAAATTTTATCAACAACTTACTCAAGAGGCCTTGAAGGCCTAAGGAGAGGAAAACATGGATATGAAATTAATTAAATTAGTAAATATTAAGTCTTCGCCGTTTAACTCGAGGAAAACATTCGATGCGGCGAAGATGAAGGAGTTAACTGCATCGGTGGAAGAGAAAGGAATCCTTAACCCGGTCCTGGCGAGACCATTGAACAGTAAGCCGGGATATTTTGAACTCGTCTGCGGTGAGCGGCGCATGCGCGCAGCTGTCGCAGCTGGCCTAGAAGAGATTCCCGCGGTGATCCGGACGTTAACGGATCAGCAGGTCCTCGAGTGCATGGTCATCGAAAACCTGCAGCGCGAAGATATCCATCCATTGGAGGAAGCTGAAGGATATGAGCAGCTCTTAAAGAAGCATGGATACAAAGACGCCAAGGATATCGCCGCTAAGGTTGGCAAGAGCTCAACATATATTTACGGCCGGTTGAAGTTGTGCGAGCTGATACCGGAGAACCGTAAGTTTTTTTATGACGGGAAATTCTCTCCGTCAGTAGCGCTCCTGGTAGCCAGGGTGCCGGCGCACCTGCAGAAGGAAGCGGGCAGCAAGGTGGCGCGCGGAGAATACGGCCGGGGTAATCCTATGCAACTGAGGGAGGCGCAGGAATATATCCACAAACACTTTATGCTGCAGCTTAAGGAGGCGCAGTTCGACACCAAAGAGAAAGGCCTCGCCGGCAAGGTGTCGTGCGCGGAATGCCTCAAGCGTACTGGTAATCAGAAGGAACTCTTTGCGGACGTAAGCGGTGCCGATACGTGCACGGACCCGGCATGCTTCGAGGCGAAGAGGAACGCATTCACGCAGCGCACGATCGCGGACCTGACGAAGAAGGGCAGGCAGGTCATTTCGCAGGAAGAGGCCAAGAAGTTATTTAAGTACGAGAATGATGAGTCGCCGGAAAATAAATACACCAACGTGGAGGAGAAGAATTACTACGGGCGCAAGTACGTTTCGTTCAAGGATATCCTTAAGGCATCGAAGGACGTCAGGACGGTCTTTGCGATCCAGCCGTACACCGGGAAGGTCATCGAGATGATCAACAACATCGACATCCCTAATGCCCTGAAGAAGGCCGGGATCAAAGTGAGCGCCGACAGTTCGAGCGGCCGCAGTTCTAAGGACCTGGCGAAGGCCAAGACTATGAATCGAGTGCGCGAGGCTAAGCGTGGGTTCTGGGTCAACAAAGTCTCTACCGCCAAGGATCGCCGTTGCATGAACGTGGTGATCCTGGACATCCTGCTGGAAGATCTGGGGGTGGGGGAAGCCAATGATATCTTGAAGCTAAAGAAGAGCGACCGCTGGACCAGGACCTGGGATATCCCCAAGCTCTATGAATTAGGCGATGAGGCTGTTCAGAAGTTTATCGTCAAGGTTATTTCCAAGAAATCCGAATATCTTATGGATGATGACCTTGAATTTTTATCAACCAAGCTTGGGTTTAATGTAGCCAAGGATTATGTGATCACGGAAAGCTATCTGCAGGCCTGCACTAAGGACCAGCTGGTGAAATTGGCCGGGGAGATAAAGATTAATATCGATACGGTTGAAGATAAAAAGGGTGCCTTGGTAGCATTTATTCTGAAGTCTGCGCCCAAGGGTAAGGTGCCGAAGGAGTTGGTGAAATGAAAAAACTCACCATTATCTACAAAAACAAGAAAGGCGCCCTTTATCTTCTTCGCGAAAATACGCCGATCAGCCTTAATGAATGGACCCGGGTAATTGATTTTGCGGAGTGGTTATTTGATTTATCGCGCAAAGAGAATGTCGGATTTGCCGAGCTTATGCTTTGTGTTAATGAACAGTTAATATAATCCCAGCGCTTGCCGGCTGGAACAGATACTAATAATCCAAGGCCAGCCGGCAGCCTGGCAAATTTAGAGAGGAGGTGAATCATGGCAAGATTAAAACTTACGGAGGCGCAGGAAGAGCAGATTCGGGCAATGGCTAAGGAGGGCAAGAGGAATAAGGAGATAATTGATTTCTTCAAGGCGACATATCACATTGCATTGAATAGCTCGCGGGTATGTTATGTTTGTTATGGCAGAGAAGGCAAGGGTAAAAAACAGGGGGGGGTAGCAAGCCGCGCGATAGCCCGGACAGAACAAAAGAGGCTCACGAAAAAAACATCACAGGATAGTGAAGATGTTAACATCCAGGAACTCGTTACGCTTCTTACGCAGATTGATGCTGGTTACAAGAAACTCTTGGAACATTTCCGCGGCACTCTTAAGCAGTTGCGCAGCGAACTTATTAAATCCAGGGGCCAAGTGCAGGAGATGTTAAAAGGAGCTGGTATTGAAGTAGAGGAAAATTAAAATAGCCGAATGTACCTGACAAACGCGAAGTGTGGGAAAAGACCTTCAAAGGTGACGAAGCCTGAAACTCAAACTGCAGCTCGGTGATAAAACCAGGAGTAAAGCAATGCGCAAAAATAAACATAGGCTAAAAGACCAGGGAGTATTCCCACCTGGGACATGTAAGATATGCGGATGCACGGAGGAGACTCCATGTATTACTGATGGGATTCCGTGTGCCTGGACGGATAAAAAGCGCAATCTGTGCACCGCATGCAGAGGGGATAAATGAAAATCTATTGGTCAAAATTATTCGTCTGGTTAAGTATGTTTGCTTTCGGGATATTATTCTGGTGGTGGGTGATAAGCGGCATAGTGCGATGGTGGAGCAAGTAAAACCGCAACTAAAGTAACATTATAAAAAGGATAAACATGCCACCCTTAAAACCGCGTTACTGTATCATCCGAGCACTAGGCTGTGAGATTAAATTTCAGCCTATCCGCTTCTGGCATCGCGTGTGCAATAATCCGGCATGCAAGAAAGAAAATATGCGGCGCTGCTCGAGAAGATGGAGGAAGAAAGAGTTAACCATTACCATTCGCAATAATATCACTCCGGAGGCGGTAAAGTTGGCGATGGCGGGGAAAAAAAGTAATGGTGTTATTGTACTAAGAGAGGAGATGGAGGAGAGATGATGAAAAAGTTATTCTGTCAAATGATAGATTCAAAATTTTATTTTCTTTGGCTGGATGACTTAACTAAAGAGGAAGGGATAAATCTGTTAGAGTTAGAAATGTGCGTTTGGGAACAGGAGGAGGGGTAAAGGGGGTATATATGGACATGACAAATGTTGAATTGTTCACTATTCAGCGCAAGCGCTTGAATTTAACCATTGAAGAGCTGGCACAACGAGCAAAGGTGGCTTTGTGGAAGTTAAATTATTTCAGCTGCGGTATGCTTAAAGAAAGTTATTTTTCACCCACGCAAAAATCACAAATCGCGGCAATTCTAAAAATACCGGTTGAGTTATTATTTGAGGAGGTGAAAAAATGAGCAAAAAAGAGATGCAACTTATCATCCCAGATAGCTTTGGACAGTTTGTTGATGAGCTTGCACAAATCAAAGAAGCGTTTACCAGAATTTCATGTGCTTTTAATTTGGCACATTGGAGAGGATTAAAAATCATAGCAGAGCGCGGAAAGAATGATAAATGGCTTTGGTATATAACAAACGGAAAAAGTACGAGTGCTATTTCGGTAAAAGATTATCGTACGAGAGCCGCTTGCCTTAAATCTTTATATCGCGTTACTTCTCTTTTTAGACTTCCGGTTGAATTAGGAGAAACACAAAGAGAAGAATCGCGTTCCGTGCGCAGGTATGAAGATTACAAATCTATATTAAGAAAGGTCAGAAAAAAGAAGGCAAGCGTCAAATAACCCCTCACGCCTGCGAATTTTCCCAGGGGATTTTGCAATTTAGGGAGTTATCTATTGGCGAGAGTATATATTAAGATTAAGGGTTTTATCAAAATGTGAGGTGGTGATATGCCAGAGCAATGCCCTTATTGCGGGGTTAGACCAAAGATAAGAAAGACCTGCGGGCATCCAGAGTGCCAGTATAAGTATAAGATTGAGCAAGGCAGAAAATATTGGGATAAATTTTATAGGAAGACAGACCAGATAAGGAATTCAAGAGTTACTATCTTTCGTTAATTTTATTTGATTTTATCGGATTTTCCAATTAAGCTTTAAGCAAATAGGGTCGCTCCCTGTTTAATAGATTTATAGCCCGTTCTGTGCTAGCACACAGGGCGGGTTTTTTTATTTTGTCAGAACGCCTATGTATAAAAAGCGGTTAAAGATAAAACCAGTCATCGCGTTCCTTCGCGCAGGTGAAAGTATCTTTGACGCTTGCGTTAAAGCAAAAATATCTTATCGAACATTCAAAAGGTGGCAAGATAATAATTCTCGTTTATACCACTTAGTAGAAATCGCCAAAGATGATTCCGAAAATAAACGCGTTAAAAAAGTAGAAGCCTCACTTTATAAACGTGCCCTCGGTTATAAATATCGCGAAGTCCACATTGAACGCGATATTAAAAATCCCAAAATTAAAATTCAAAAGATAGTTATTAAAGAACTTACACCTGACCCTACTGCCTGCATGTTTTATCTTATGAACCGCGCCCCGGAACGTTGGGCCGATAAGCGCGCATTAGTCAACAACACCAATATCATCAGAAACATTGTTAACCCATTAAGCATCCTTAAGGACGAGGAGTTGGATGGTATCATTACTGGAGTTACCCAGAAAAGATAAAGAAATATTAGTAAGCGCCTATGCCGAGAAAGCGCGCCGGCACTTCGTTGATTTCTGCCGGTATAACGATAAGAATTATCAGAATCCTCCGCACATCCAGCATCTTATAGATAAACTTGAGGCGGTTGAGCGCGGAGATATTAAGCGTTTAATGATTTATGAGCCGCCAAGACATGGTAAGTCTGAAACCATTTCGAAGAAATTTCCCGCCTGGTATATTGGTAAACATCCGGACAATAACATCATTATGGCTTCATACGCTTTCACCTTAGTCAGGTCCTTCTCTAAGGATGTAAGAGACCTGATTGAGAGCCGTAGGTATAAGACAATTTTTAATATTTCAACGGCTGAAGATTCCCGGCAGATCAAAGACTGGGATATTGCTGGCCATCTTGGTGGCCTGCTTGCCCAGGGCGTAGGCGGTTCTACTACAGGATATGGCGCGCATTTATTTATCATAGATGATCCTTTTAAGAATAAAGAAGAAGCCGAATCGCAGCTAATAAGAGATAAAGTCTGGGATTGGTACAGAAGTGTTGTCTTGACCAGGTTGGAGCCTAATGCCGCGATTATCCTGGTTATGACCAGGTGGCATCAGGATGATTTAGCCGGACGCATCTTAAAAGAAGATTCTGATTGGGAAGTTATAAATTTTCCGGCCCTGGCAGAAACCGACGATATCCTTGGGAGAAAAAGGGGCGAGGCTTTGTGGCCGGAAAGATATCCGGAAGATGTGCTTCTAAAGACAAAACAAAAAGTCGGGTCCCGGGTATGGTTTGCGCTTTACCAGGGAATGCCGCAGGATCCGGAAAGTCAGAAATTTAAAAGAGAATGGTTTAAGTTTTACGATAATCTTCCCATAGAGATCTCCAGGCGCGGAGGTGGCATGGATACGGCAACCAGCACCAAAACGGCCAATGATAATACTTCTTTGGTTGATGTGTGTTTGGATGAATCGGGGTTCCTATATGTCGATGATTGCTTTTTGGAAAAATTAACCGTTAGTGGATTTGCTAAACATACCGTTAATCAGCAGATCATCAAGAAATATAGCAAAATTAAACTTGAACAGAATAATGCCGGGGAGGCGTTTCGGCAGCGCATTGTTGAGGTCGCCCAGGAAGAGTCTATTAAAAGAGGCCAAATCATTGCTGTGCCGGTTGAATGCGAGCAGACATCTACAGATAAAATGGTTCGTGCTATGGAATTCCAGGCATTGGTTGAAAACGGCACTTTAAGATTTAAGCGCGGCCATAAGAAGATTGCGGAACTTATAGAACATCTTATTAATTTTGACGGTAATGGCGGAGATATCGATGATGACGTGGATGCCCTGGGATTTGCGATTAAGGCGGTTCTTAAGCATGATGAAGCCGAGGTTTATGTTTCGACCCACAGCGTTTATTAAATAAGGAGTAGGCATGGATCTATTTAAAAATCTATTTCCTGCAAGAATGGAAGTCAAGGAATTAAGAAAGATAGTTACTGAACAACAGCATTCTATTGATATCCTCCTGGGCGACGTTATTGAGCGCAAGGCATATTCCGGTAACCTTTATTCAGAGTATAAAACAGCTATCCAGGAGCTCGCCAAGAAGTATGAGGGCACCGCGGATTGGGGCGTGTTGCAGGTCGGCAATATCATAGATCTGCGCAGTGCTTTCATTATTGGCCAGGGGATTAAGCTTGTGCCGAAAGATAAGAAGTCCCGAGAGTTCGAATTCATCAAGGGGTTCATTGAGCATAATAATCTCGATGAGGAGATGCCGCAGGACCTGGCTAAAGAAGCAGAGATTGAGGGCCGGTGTTTGGTGAAGTTGATACTTAATATTGATAAGAAGCAAATAGACATTCGGTTTATATCGTATTCGGTTAATGGATACAAAGTCAATACTGCTACTGGTGACTATCAGAAGTATGAAAGCGTGACTTATCAGGATAGCGAAGCCAAGAAAGAAGTTACGTTAAAGGCTGAAGAGTTTGTCTATAAGAAATTCGCTGGCCGGCTCAGTAAAGTTAATGACCTTATGCCTAAGACCGCCAAGGTCCTTACGCAGTGCGAGAACTTAGATAAGGCGTTATATGACTGGCGCAAGATAAATCATTTATTTGCTTCGCCTACACCTGTGGTTGAATGCAATGCGGATGCGGATGCTAAGACTATCTCAGAAACGTTGGAAAAGGTCAAGTGGAATGTAGGGAAACTCCTGGTTATCAAGAATGCCATATATAAGCTCGTGGGTGCGGATGCCGTAGGCACGAATGCATTAAGAGAAGAAATCATTGCGTTGGCTAAGGTCATATCGGGCGCCACGGGAGTACCGGTACATTTCTTAGGGTATCCGGATTTGATGAGCAATCGCGCAGTGAGTACGGATTTATTTGAGTTCATCAACGCCTCTTGCAGTAAAGAGCGCAGCATTTGGACAGGATTCTACGAGGAGTTGTTTAACAAGGCTTTAATCATGGCGAATCAATTTCAGACCGGCTACAAAGAGAATACAGTTAAGGCATCAATACTTCAGGTCACCGAGGCGAAACTTCAGGAGTTGGCGAATGTGTGGTTGCCTTTATATAACGCCAATGTTATTGATTTGGATTATATGCTTTCTAAGATTCCGGATGCTGACCCGGAGAAGATAAAGAAGGCAAATGAGGATAGTGCCATCAAGATGATGGAGGCGATCAAGAATCAAGAGAAAACGGTGCAGCCGGTAGATGGACAACCGGCAGGAACGGGGGCAGCACAATGATGTGTGTATTATTAGCCGTCACTGGAATTCTTTTGAGCCAAGGGTATTTTAAACGAATTAGGGACTGGTCTTACGTTGCGAAATGGAATTTAGGACAGCATATATATCATTAAAGGAGTCTATATGAAAAAGATAATCATCAGAGCCGAACTTCAGAACTTAGCCAGGCGTGAGATCCTTGAGATGGTTCCGGCCGATACTATTACGCGGATAAAAGAGACTGACTCTAAGCCTGAGTTTAAGGTTTTCTGCATTGGGCATGAGGGCGTGGCTAATGCTCAGGAGCTGTCCTTCGGCAGTAAGATAGTGAAGGCCTATCACTACGTCAAAAATATGATATTTAAGTTGGGTGAGAAGCTGCAATACGGCACCCCGATATTCAATAATCACGGAGATACAAACGATCATACCGGACGCGAGAAGATAGGCGAATTAGTCGGAAAATCCGTGAGGATGATGGGAGATAAGTTAAGTGCGCTTGCTGTTACTTATATATATCCGCAATTCAGCAAACTTTTTTTGGATGTAGCCTCAATAGAAGGAGAGGTTGAATATGTTCCGAAGGGAGTGGCAAGCGGTGATGTGATAGATATCAATAAAATAACGGGAATAGCGTTGGGGTCGTCAAAGATGAACACCCCTGCATTCCCGGGGGCTACTTTATTGGGGACATTGCAGGCGTTCTCAAAGGAGTCGCAGTTTAACCGTAAAACGGAGGGTGTCATGGAAAAGCAGGAAGTGTTGGACGCGATAAAAGAATTAGGATTAAAAGTTACGGATATTTTTACACCGGAAGAAATCGTTGCGAGCGAACCGGCGAAGAAGGCGAAGCAGACGGAATATGAGCACGCTAAAAGGATAGAGGAATCACTTGGCAAAGAACGCGAGAAAGTTATCACACTTACAAAAGAATTAGGGGAGAAGGATACCAAGATTAAGACGCTCGGCGAACAGGTAAGCAGGACTCAGGTCGGCACATTATTTACGAAGTCTAATGAGGCGCGGAAATTCAACGACAAACAAAAGGCATTCATAGAGAGGCGACTTGGGTCATTCAAGTCGGATAAATCCGGCGATGAATTGCAGTTGGAGTTCGATAAATATCTAGATACAGAAGTAAAGGAGTTCGGCGAGTATGCCAAGGTGATGGGTATTAAGCCTGAAGAGGCCGCGGCTGCTCTGGCTACAGGTACGCCGAATACAGATGGACAGGGTGGAGAAAAGAAAGATTTAGACGTTCCAGCGAATAATGATTTTATACCGAAGGAATAACTGACGAACGCAAGTTCGCGATACCTGCTTCGATGGGTCCTTAAGAAGCGGAGAGAAATAAGGACAAAAGTTTAATTAATAAAAGGAGGATTCAAATGGCAGAAACAGGATTGAAATTAAGATGTTCAGAATTCGAAACCATCAAAATCACTGCGGCTAGCCCCAGTACCTATGTGGCGGGGTTTTTGACCAAGGTCGAGGATACCGTCTGCGTGGTTATTGATGCTATTGCGGCTTTGGCAACAGGCATGGCAGTGTACAGAGCAAAGAAGATTCTCTTACCCAAGAGAGTCGGTACTACCTGCGTATTCGCGGCAGGCGATAAAGTGTATTACAACGGTAGCGTGAATAAGTTGGACATCGCTACGACTTCCACATACACGCTTTGCGGAAGGGCATTAGAGGCAGCCGGTGCTACGGCAACGGAAGTGCTTGTTGATTTTAACGGAGCCTGCGCGGCTTAACTTACTCGGCTGAGATAGCCACAGGGATTAAGAGTTCTTAATAGTTTTAACAAGGAGGATTCAGATGAAAGGCAGAATTATAGCCGACTGGACGAAGGTAGATTTTGCAAACCCTTCTCTAAGGGCCAAGGTAGTGGGTGCTTTACAGCACTTTATGAGACAGCCCGCTGCGGTCGATAGTCCGATCCGCAAGGCGTTCCAGGCTTTCGCAACAAAAGGTGATTTTCCCGCAGAGATCCTGCAGATACTCGAGAGGTTCCACGCCGTGCCGGATTATGATTTAGGGTACGAGCAGATTTTCGACATCAGGGATTTCACCGGCACCAATGAAGCAGGTTTTAAGATTCTCGATGTAGAAAGCGGTTTAACCTTCGCTAAGGTTCTTACCGGAGAAAAAGCGAAGATATTCAAAATGTCCGGTGCAATCACCGAAGTTACCTTCGATATGTACGGTGGCGGTCTGAATTGGGATCGCAAACTGATTGACGACCGTCAGTATTGGACGCTCGAAGATAACGCCATAGCATTCCGCAATAAAGCATATTCATCGAAGGCAGCTGCATTTTACGCTCTGTTAGAGGCCGCAGGCGCTGCTTCTGGCAACATTCAGAGTACCTGGGCAGCTGTAACACCGGCATCCGTAGCTTCATCGAATGAAAATTACGATTCGATTCGCGATGTCAATACCATCAACGCTGCTATTTTAGCCATCCTTACTGATCTTAAGGATAAAGGCGTGGGTGCTAATGCGAATAGTCAATTCGTGATCGTCGCGCCGATTGCTATCAAATCAAGAATCGAAAGAGCCTTAAAGATGATTCAGCAGCCGGTGGTTGGATCCGGAGAACGTTTGAATTTTAACGTCCGGGCGCAGTACACCCTTATGCTTGCCAGCAATTCTTACTACTATGTTTGTTTCCCGAAGGCAAAGTGTAAAGGTGGCAACAGAATGGATCTCACCCTCTTCGACAAGTTCGATATCGAATCCTACGCGGATACAATGGTCGGCTGGATGAGGTATGGCGGAGCGGTTGGTGATACTGACCAGACTGCGCGCTGCGTACTTGCTTAACCTGTAAGTAATCTGTAGGTCGGGAGTGTAAAAGCTCCCGGCCTACTCTTAAGAGGAGTTACTTATGGTTAGCAAGGTAGTGCGTATGTGCGATGTCAAGAGTCCAGAGCAGAGAACCGTCGAGGCATTCGCCGAGATCACAGATAGCCAAGGTAACCTGAGAAGCAATAAACGCATTCAAGACATCTTTCCGAAAGATATATGGAATGGTAAACGATGCTTTATTATTGGCGGGGGACCTTCGCTTAAGAGTTTTGATTTCAACCAACTCAAGGGCGAATTAGTCATTACAGTTAATCGCGGCCTTGAGGTATGTTCATTCTCTGCAATCAATGTCTGCACGGACGCGCGCGTATGGGGATGGTATGAGAGCAGTAAAGATTTAGGTATCGAAGCGACAGAGAAGTTCCGGTCCTATAAAGGTTACAAAGTTTGGCTTAACGTCCAGGCATTTCCCTTCCCGGAAGATATCTATACAATCAATCCGCTGGCCCCGACTGATTTCACTTTTAACGATTATTACCGGGGTATTCCTATATATGGCAACTCAGGATTGAATGCTATCATGCTGGCTGCCTGTCTAGGCGCCAATCCTATTTATCTTCTGGGTTTTGATTTGTATGGAATAGATGGCAAACTCGCTAATTATCATTCAGGGTATCCAGAAAATATGGGGCAGAGTGATGAATTATATAAAGTCTTCCAGGATGACTTTCACGCGGCATCTCTTCAATTAAATAATCATACCAAGGTTATTAATCTTAATCCTAAAAGTAATTTAAAATATTTTGAGTTTGGTAAATTTGAAGACATTCCAAAAATAAAACGGCCTATTATAATTTCATTCTATACCGATGAATACGAAGCAGCTGCCAAGGCGATGGAGCGTTCCGCTATTAAGTTTGGGTTAGAAACGGACATCGTTCCTGTATTAACAGATGGAGAATCTTGGCTTAAGATTATTTATAGTCGAGCGAACTTTGTTAAGGAGATGTTACTAAAGTACAAGAGACCCATCGTGTGGCTTGATAGTGACGCTTTTATTATTCACTATCCAGAATTATTCGATAACCTCGACGCTGATTTCGCCGTGCATTTTCTTAAGACAGCAGAAATATACGGCGGCGGATATCCATACGAAAAGGAACTCTTGGGCGGAACGATGTTTTTTAACTATACCCCCAAGGCTTTAGAATTGATTGATAAATGGCTAGAGGATAACGCCAAGCATCCCAACATGCATTTATCTCAATGGGTGCTCCAGGAGACCGTAAAAAATTGGGACGGCAAGATGCTTGAATTGCCTCCTAACTATACTCAGATATTCGACACGATGGCAAGATATGGCGAGCCGGTTATTGAGCATTACGTGTTCAGCAGAAAGACAAGACATGACTAAAGAAACGCAGGGTAAACGAATAGCAGATGGTGAATGGCCTGAACATGCAGGCGAGTATTCTAAGTTTGTTGAGAAAAGCGACAAGATTTCCTGGATAATGATTCCGCCGGGCATGAATAGACCGGGAAGATTATCTGTGCATACGGTTGTTGAGCATGAGGACGGCACTATTACGGTGTCTCCGTCTATTCTTTTTACGGAAGATTCCCAAGGCCCCGGTTGGCACGGCTACCTTGAGAAAGGCATTTGGAGAGAATGTTAAAACCTTACACGTTGCTACTCTTAGGCCGGCACACTGATCAGAAAGACCTGGATATCGCACATTCTACGGAATGCTGGCATCAGATCACTATCGCGCTGTATGAAAATTTCAAGGTGTTAGGCATTAATATTTTATTTCATCATGTCCACTATCCGAATGAAATAGCCTGGACGGAATTGCCTAAGGCTGATGCGGTATTGTTTTTAGGATTGACTGAGAGTTGGGAAGAACTAAATAAGCAATCGGTGAGGTTCGTTACCGGATGCAAAAAGTTATTTACTATCTGTGAGTTTCCTTTGACCGATGGCGCAGACTGGAGTTTTAGTTTCGGGGTTAAATCCTCTGGTGAAAGAATAACACTTATACCACTTCCAATATATAAACAATTATATCAGAACGTCCCTAAAATTCCCAAGTCCATAATGGTTGATCATTGGCAAGTAGATAATAATTGGGATTGGACTTATAAAATTGAGAAATGGCTAAAAGAAGTTAAGGATGAGTTTAATATATATAGGCAGGTTCAGGATGAGCCGAGTGTTGAGGTAGGAGACCGGCAAGCCAGGATAAGTCCATATTTGAAACAACTTAAGCAACTTCCTTTTCCAGAATATCTGAAGGCGACCGATACCTTGGAGACCTTTATCGTTACGCACTACGAAAGCTATGGGTATGGAATACTGGATATGATTGCCAGGGGAATCCGAGTTGTCGCTCCTGATACTTTTATTCATTCCCAATACGCGGAACTTTATATGCCTAAGTTTAGCGATAAGCAATCGCTACTTAATATTTTACGCACTCCTCCGGATGAAGAAGGGCTTAAAAGTAACATTAGGAAATTAACTGACTATAGCGAAGTGGTCAGGATCATCGATGAGCAGATTAGGAGGATGTTATGATTAACATGTACCGCGACGATGACATTGCTGTAACCTCTAACTGCGATTTGTTGAGGCGTGTGCATGACCTTTTCATTAAGTATAACAAAACGCACACTATTGCGGTCCTGATGAAAGATATCTGGGAGAATAAGGAAATCTGGTATTGGTTGATGACCGCCCCTAACCTGGAGATATGCCTGCATGGATGGGATCATAAGGATTATTCGGTGATAAGCGAGGAAGAAATCAGGCATGATCTTACCTTGTGTTTTGATTATTGGAAGAAGAGATTAGCAGATCATAAGAATTTTTATATACCGATTAGTAAATTCCTCCCGCCTTGGAATAGAATAAGCGCGACTTTAATTAAGGTATGCGATGAATTCGGACTAGAAGTTGACCCTAGAGCTGGAGGATTAGTTTATAATTTTCATTATTGGGCATTATATGATCAAGACCGTATGAAGGCGCTAGAGGAGGCCCTGAGACAATGAAAATATTGCTTCTGCCGGACAATATGAATAACTGGGCGATACATAACAAGGCCCTCGCTATCCAGAAGTTTCT